TATTAAAATATATCAGATATAGTGTCAAAGAAGAAATATCAACTGCGAAAAATGATGTTGGTGCTGCAAAATCTTGGGCAGCTATGGCTCAAACAGCAGCTACATCTGCTAAAATAAATCCTTCTCAATTGTCGGCAGCAGATTTACAAGATGGACTAACTGGATTTGGACAATTATCAAGAGCAGTAGAACAAGCCGTTGATGTAATATCTATTCTTCCAAAATTTAGAGAAAAACCACAAGATAAAGTTGACTTTACATTATTATGCTATATTAATTATGTAAGAGAATTAAAAGGTTTGGGAAGTTGTGAATATAAAGATATTTATAACTTTTATGAACAAAAAAGAAAAGATTATGAAAATAGAACATTAGTTGAAGATGATATAGTAAGTGGTGATAACGATGGCATCATTTAGTAAATTTCAATCTGATAATAAAAAATATGACTACAAAGAAAGTAGAACTAATATATTTAATCCTGATTTTACTCCAACTATAAAAGCAAAAGGTATAAAAGAAGAAGATACTTTTGATAAAAATTTATCTAAATGGGTTGAATTTATATCTTGGGCAAGATTCTTTCCTGATTTATTTTTTGATTTAATAACTCCAGAAACAGGTGGAATAAGATTAGATTTAGATCAAAGAGTTTTTTTGCGTTCTCTTGCGAGATTTGTTTCTACATATGGAGTATTTCCAAGAGGATATGGTAAAACATTTTTGGAAATATTAGGTTTATATCATGCTGCAATATTTCATCCAGACCTTACTGAATCATTATCTGCTCAAACAAAAGAAAGTGCTTCAAATTTTTTAGAAGATAAACATAGAGAAATTATTAAATTTTATCCTTTAATAGCTAATGAAATATTTAAATCTAATTTTTCTAAAGATACTGCTGAAATTATTTTTGCATCTGGTGCAAGAGTTGATAATTTAGCCAATGCACAAAGCTCAAAAGGAGCGAGAAGGCATCGTTTAAATTTGGAAGAGGCATTTTTAATAAATTCAGACCTTTTTATGGACGTACTTGAGCCAATTCCTAATGTTCCAAGAAGAACAATTGGAAAAGAAGCATTGATTAATCCTGAAGAATTAAATGGTCAAATAAACTTTTTCACCACGAGTGGGTTTAGAGGTAGTACAGAATTTGAAAGAAATCTACAACATTTAGACGATATGGCTGAATTAAAAGGTAAGGTTATATTTGGTTCTTCATGGCAACTTGCTTGTGAATATGGCAGAGGTGAAACAAAATCACAAATTTTGACAAAAAAAGATTCATTATCTCCAATATTTTTTGCAATGAATTATGAAAGCAAATGGGTTGGGGCTACTAATGATGCACTTGTGGATATTAATAAATTATTAAAACTTAGAGTTTTAACAAAACCTGAGATTAAATCAGACGGTAAATCAGATTATTATATTGCAATGGATATAGCACGTTCTCAAAAATCAAGTAATAACCAATCATCTATTGCTGTCTTAAAAGCAAAAAGAAACAAAGAAGATAGAATAGTAACAATTGCTTTAGTTAATATTATGAATTTACAAACTGGATTGAATTTTACAGCACAAGCTATTGAATTTAAGAAAATATTCAAATTATTTAATGCTAAAGTTGGGATATATGATGCCAATGGTCTTGGTAAGGGTTTAGGAGATGAATTATTAAAAGAACAAATTGATACTATTTCTGGTGAAATTTTAGAATGTATGGATACAATAAATACTGATGATACTCCAGACGTAGAGGGTGCAAAGAAATGTATTTATGCTTTACAATCACAAGGAATTAATTCTGATATTATTGTTAATTTTATTGATATGGTTGAAGGTGGAAAATTACAATTATTAGAAAAAGTTAATAATAGTGGTTATGATTTAAACGATAAAGATTATTTTAATAGTACACTTATGCCATGTGTTAATACAGATTTATTTATTGAAGAAGTTTCTAATTTAAAACTAAAACATTTAAATGGTGGAAAATTAACTGTTGAACAATTAACTAAAAGAGTAGATAAAGATAGATTTAGTGCCGTTTCCTACGGTGCATGGTATATAAAAACATTTGAAGATAAGAGTAATAAAAAATCAGACGTTAATTGGTTAGATTTTTGTATTTACAACTAATAAATTCATCACAGAAAGGAGGTCATTTTATTGGGTAGACCAAAAAAGCAAGTAATAACTCCTCCCATACTTCCATTGGTTGAAACAGAAATAATAGTACCAAAAGATAATGATTATTTCATTGATAAAGCTAATTTTGCACGTTCAAAACTACAACCATTTTGGGCATCAAGTGCATCTATTGCTGTCAAACAATTTACAGTAGAAGAAGTTTCAAAACTATTACAAAATCCAGTAGGAAATTTTAAAACATTGCAAAATGTTAGTAATTACATATTAAATATCAATCGTGTTTATGATAATATACTTGAATATTTTACTAACTTATTAACTTTTGATTTTGTATTATATCCTATTACGTCAAATGATGTTCAACAAACTACATTAAAAACACGAGTAATTGCATCTGCAAAAATAATTAATAAAATACAACCACAAAATGTATTTCCCCATATTCTTAAAACAGCTTTAATTAATGGAGAATCTTTTTGGTATGATTTATCAGATAGCCAAAATACAATTATTGTTGAAATTCCAAAAAATATTTGTGTATTATCAAGTATAGATGAAGATGGATTATGGAGATATTGGGTAGATATGACTTTAATAATGCCAATGACTTTATTAGAATATCCAGAGGAAATTCAATTTGCTTATAAAGATTATCATAATTATCCAAAAGAAAAAAAGAAGGCTAAAAGACCTCCCGAAGATGAATTTCCAAATGTTCCTTATTCATATTATCCAGTTAGTAAAAGTGGATTTGCTTTGTTTTGTCATATGACTAAGAGAGCGCATGATTATCCATATTTTATTAATATGTTTACTGATTTAATGATGTTGTCTGATGATAAATCTTATTTTAATAGTTTTGTGAAAGATGATGCTGTAAAAACCATACATCAAGAAGTCCCTTTAGATAAAGATAGTGGAAAACCATTAATGGATAGAGATACCATACAAGCCTATCATAATTCAACAAAAGAAAATATTGGTAGTAGCACATCGGTTATCACAACTCCATTTAAAACTACTGGTATATCACTTGACAAGAATCAACAAAATTCAATCAATATTGTTAAATCAGATAGTGAAAATGTGATGTCAGATAGTGGAATTAGTAGCACTATTTTTAATTCTGATAGTACAAATGGATTAGGATACTCAACTGAAAAAGATGCTGCTAAAATGTATCAATTACTTTATTTCTTTCAAAATTATATAAATTACAAAATTAAATCTTTAAAGTGCCAAGTATCTTTCCTACATATTAATATTTTTAATAAGAAAGATAAACATGAACAATATAGAACTGATTTACTTAGTGGTGGTTCTAGGAGTTTGTTTGTTTCTACTACTGATATAGATTTATATACATATCTAAACTTATTAGAGATGGAAGATTTACTTGGTTTTGATGATATGCTCGTTCCAAAGATGAACGGATCACAAATGGCAGTTGGAGATTTAGCAACGAATGGTAGACCACCTGTTGATCCAAAGAAAGCTAGTGATAGCACAAATATAGTAAATGATTCTAAAGGAAAAACCAAATAAAAGAAGGTAAGAATAATGAAATTCCTATATGTCTTAGACAAAGAAGTGGCAGATTCTTTAATTCAAAAAGGAATGAAGAATATAAGTATAACCACTATAGAAGGTAAAACAGCATATGTTTTTGAAAATAGTAAAGATGTATTTATCGGACAATATGCAAAAAATCAAATTCTATTGACTAATAAATTATTTTTCTAATAGCAATTCCCAAAATATCAAAGATCGATAGTACGGTCTTTTTTATTATATAAAAATCTCAGGAAGGAGGAAAAGATATTGGATAATAAAAAGATTAAATATACTGCAAATATTGATAACACTACCTTTGAAGTTTTGAATAGTGAATTTACAAAAGCAAAATGTTACATTATGTATCATGATCAAAATAGGAATGGAAGTGCAATGTCAAAAGAGGTGGTTGAAAAAGCCATACCTTCTTTATATAATATACCGATTGTTGCAGAATTTATCGAAAAAAAAGAGGATTTTGGAACTCATGGCGGTAAAATAATTATTAGTGATGAAGGTATTACCTTTGAATGCACCACAAAACCACTAGGATTAGTTCCAGAATCATGTAATGCAAGATGGGAAATGGTTGAAGATAAAGAATATTTAGTTGCCGATGTACTTTTATGGAGTGGTAGATATTCTGAATTAGAAACTACAATTAATCAATTTTCAAATCAATCTATGGAAATTAATGTTTTTGAAGGCGAACAATCAGAAGATGATAGTATTTATAATATTAACTCATTTGAGTTCTCAGCTCTATGTCTATTAGGAAGAGATGTTGAACCTTGTTTTGAAGGATCAAAAGTTGTTGCATATAGTCTTGATGAAATCAAAACTGAAATGGATGAAATGTTTAAATCTTATAAGAATTTTTCAGTTGTAGAAGAATCAGTAGTTCCAATTGTTGAACCAATTGCAGAAACAGTAGTTTTCTCAGCTACATATCGTCAAAAAAGAGAAGCATTACAAAATGCACTTGATCCAATTAGAGTTATGGATGAAAATGATAATCTAATTGAATGTACTAATTATTATGTTTCTGATTTTGATGATGAATATGTATTTGTTGAAAGATATCATTGGTCAATGGATGATGATAATTGTGATTGCGGAAGATTTTCTTATACAATAGATTTATCTAATTTAACTGCAACATTAACATCTGAATTTGAAATGATGATTATGACTTGGCTCACAATGGAAGAAAATCAAAAAATTCAAGATGATAGAATGAAAATGACTGCTGATTTTGAAGCATTACAACTTGAAAAACATAATTTGCTTACAGAAATTGAAGATTATAAACTATCTATTGAAAGTAATAATGTCACAATTACTGAACTTCAATCATTCAAATCTAAAATCGAATTAGAAAATAAAGTATCTGAATTAGATGAATTATTAGCTGAATTTGAACTTACTTTAAAAGATTCAGAAGAATTTAAACTCTTAAAAGTAAAATATTTAGATTATGAATATGAAGATTTACGTAAAGAATTATTTGCAATTGAAGGTATGTTAAATCATACAAAATTCACTAAAACTGTAAAAAAACAAACTTTTACAAGCAAAGTTAGTATTGAACCTGAAATTGAAGTAACTACTCCAAGTGCTTATGGAAGTGCAGAAAAATTTATCCCAAAGAAAACACTATAAACATGACAGTAAAAGGCTGTCATTTTTTATATACAAAAACAAATTTAAAACAGGAGGAATATTTAAATGGCTAATTTATTTATAGGAAACAAAATTAAAGGCACAGCTCACTATACAGACTGTGTAGCACCTGCTGGATTGACCAATGGTAATTTCGTATCACTTGGCGCACAAAATGCTGACAAAACTTATGCTACTGCTGCTCCAGTTGCAGTTACAGACAAGGGTATCCAAATTGTATGTATGATTGGTGTACCTTATGAAGCAGAATTATTCGAGAATGACTATGTAATCGCCACTGGTGAAGTAGTTCGCTCAAGAACTCCTGAACTTGGAGATGTTGAATCATATCCAGTTGCAAACTTTACCGCAACAGTTGCTTTGGCAGTTGCTAAGTTCATCGTACCTAAAGCCGGTGCTTTAAAAGGTGAATGTCTTGCTGCTCTTGGTGGAACAGAATCAGTTGGTTATGTAATTGATGAACTGTACACAAAGGCTGGTATCCCAATGGTTAAAATTCGTTGCATTAAAGTAGCGTAAGTAAATAAACAAAATAATAATTAGGAGGATTCAAAAATGAATACAATGGTTTTTACTGATATTCAAAAATTAGCATTTGATGCTGCTAATGGTCTTGCACCAGAAGGATACACAAAAGAATCAATAAACGAAGCTGTAAGAAATGCAGTTAAAGATGCTTGCGGTGGCGAGTGGAACTATTACAAGTTTATGGAGAACAGATATAAGGTATTTGCTATTATGGCAGAAATTATGCCTGTTGCAATGAACACATCTTTGGCTGGTAAGTTTGACGGCTTCGCAGATTTCAAAGATACTGCTCTTGGTGACAAGAACTACTTTACAATCGAAGATAATACAGTATATCAAACTTGCACAGTTTCAAGAGGCAATGGTGACATTGAAAGACTCAAGATTGTAGACAAGAATTTCTCTATTCCTACGATCACTAAGGCTATCAAATTCTATGAGGAACTTGACAACTTTATCACTGGTAGAATGGATATGGCT